GCCTTCAACCAGGCCGCCCTGGTCGGCGCCACCCGCCTGTCGGCGGACATCATTGCGGAGGTGTGAGCCATGGCCAACCTGCAGAAATTCACCCTGAGCGACGACTGGAAGGACTGGTCGATCACACTGGAAGTTGACCTCGACATCCTCACCACAGAGCGCGCCACCGAGATCAATGAGTTCTGGAGCAGTCACGATGATCGCCTGAGCGATGCGGATGGCGATGTGATCCGCGCATTAGTCAAGCTGGCTGCCGAGCGCTTTGTTTTCGCCTTCTTGGAAATCGGCGGCGCCTTCGTCGAAAAAGACGGTTGGAACGCAGGCCACTGGACTAAGCGCTCGCTACACGAAGAGGAAGGCTGGGGCGGCAGCGAAGAGGGCAACCCCTTCGGCTGGTGCGGCATCCGCCTGGTTGATGCCGATGTGCAAGTCGACCTCGATCTTGAGTTCAAGGGGGCATGACCATGCGCGCACCCAACGTCATCCCGCTCAGCGCCAAGATCGCCGCCGAGATCTCCATCCAGCACGCGCTGCCCATGTGCACCGTGCTGACCCCTGAACTGGCCGACAAGCTGCGCGCCCTCAACGACATGACCCGCCGCCTGCGCGCGGTGGGCGTGCGCATCGAGGCCGCATCGCCGCTAGACGCCAAGATCTTCATCAACGCCGAGGACTCCGATCAGCTCGCCGCATCGTTCCGCAGCGAATGGCGCAGCCCGGTCTGGAGCACCAAGGGCGTCCACAACATCAACTGCGTCCGCCTCGGCGGCTGCCAAGTCTGCTGGCTGACGCCGGCAAAGGGGCTGCCGTCATGACCCCTGAGGAAAGCATCGCATCCCTGCAGCGCGAGCTGCAGGAGGCCAACGAGAACCTGCAGACGCAATGCCGGCTCAACTCCCAAATCACGCTGCGCCTGGCCAACCTCATCTACTGGAACAACCGCCTGGGCAATGACCTCGCCGCAATCTGCGAAGCCTACCTGGCCGGCGATACCGAGACCGTGCTGAACGGCATCGGCCGGTTCGCCACGGCGTACCAGCAGAACAACAAGCCCGTCGAACGGAGGGTGCATTGATGAACACCATGGCCAAGTCCGCCGTACAGCTAACCGTCGAACGGCGCCTGCGCGAAGCCCTGGAGCTGCTCAAGCGCGGCGCCGGCTACGCATCAGCCTATCCGAGCATCGGCGGCCACAAGCTGAGCATCGAGATCGTTGAGTTCCGCCGAGTCGTCCAGGCCGAACTCGAAAACGCCACCCAACAAGCCGAGGAAGAAACCCATGGCTGAGCAAATCCAAGTCCCTGAAGGTTGGCTGCGCAATGCCGCTGGCGGCCTGCAGCATGAAAGCGAAATCCGCGAGCAGGACAAGATGCGCGACATGGTTGTGATGGGCATCGTCAAGGATGCCGTCCGCCTGCATGAGGAACTCAAGGCGTTGAAGAAGCGCGCCTTGGAAGAGATTGATGACCTAGTCACGATCGCTGGCGAGAAGTTCGACATGAAGCTGGGCGGGCCGAAGGGCAACGTCAGCCTCATCAGCTTCGATGGCCGCTATAAGGTCAAGCGTGTTTACTCCAACGTCCAGACCTTCACCGAAGAGATGGAAGTGGCCAAGGTCAAGGTGTTCGAGTGCATCAGCCGCTGGGGCAAGACCGTCAGTGAGGATGCGCATAGGCACCTGTTCACTCTGGCCACCAACGCGTTCCGCCTGACCAGGCAAGGCGAGATCAGCCTGTCCCGCGTCCAGGAGATGACTCGCGTCGATATCGACGATGAGGACTGGAAGAAGGCCATGGAAGCGGTGAAGGACAGCATCATCGTCAACGGCAAGGCCGTGTACATCCAAGTCCAGGAGCGCGTCGGCGAGAAGGCATACCGGACCATCCTGCTCGATATCGCGGGGGTGTGAGATGGTCGCCTTCAACTTTATGGCCCGGTTCGCACCCTCAGTAGAGGACGGCACCAAGCGCCAAACCATACGCGCTGCAGGCAAGCGTCGTCCGCCACGTCGTGGCGAGCAACTGCAGCTGTACACGGGCATGCGCACGCGCAACTGCCGCCTCCTGCGCACCGCACCCTGCAAGGCTGTTTATCCGATCGCCATGGATCTGGCCGCCCGGCGCGTTCGCGTCCAGACCGGCGACGTCATGGGCGAGCTGGACGCGGAAGAGGTCAATCACCTTGCACAGGCCGACGGCTTCGCCACTGCTGCCGACTTCTTCGAGTACTTCGCCGCAACGCACGGCCAGACCTTCGCTGGCCACCTGATCGAGTGGGAGGTGTGAGATGGCTACCAACACCACAGTAGAGGTCTTCGTACATCTGGATCACTCCGGCTACAGGACCAAAACCATCAAGGGTAAGAAGGCATCCTGCACCTATGACGCCAAGCTGGCTGTTGAGCGGCTGGCCGACAAGCTCTTCCCTGACTTCCATAAAACCATTGAGCGTCAGCCGTGCTCGCCTGTCGGCCGGCTGCACAGCAAATGGTTGATCGTTCCAGGGGAGGCCATCCGATGAGCCACCCAATATTCAGGGACGCACCGTCCACCGACATGACCAAGCCCCAGGAGCGTCAGGACGAGCTGAATGCGCAGATCGCTGAGTTTCTGGCCAAGGGCGGCGAGATCAAGGCCTATGACAACCTCTGCCGCCAGGTCGAGAGTGGTCCGTGGCGCTCGAAGTCGATCAATCCCGAGCAGCAGAAGCCCGTCCAGGCTGCGCCCATCAAGGCAAAGCCGGCCAAGCCTGCTGCACCGGTGAAGGCCAAGCCGGTACCGGAGGTGCCAGCCGAACCGGTGGTGGTGGCTACTATCGACCTCAGTGCCGAGCTGCGCGCCTTGCGCAAGCAGACTGCAGCCATCAACCGCCGCCTTAATCGCCTGAGCTGCTCCATGGGTGGTCGCGCATGAGTATCTCGAAAGGCGTACTCGGCAAGATCCACATCGCCAAGGGCCAACTGGGCATGGATGACGACAGCTATCGCGCACTGCTGCGCCGCGTGGCCGGCGTCGAGTCTGCAAAAGACCTCAACACACGCCAGGCCGGCCGGCTGATGGTCGAGCTGGAGCGTCTGGGCTTCAAACCGAAGCCCAGCGGCAAGGCGAAGGGCAAGCCGCACAACTTCGCCCAGCTGTCTGGCGAGATCGAGGTGATCGAGGCTCAGCTCACTAACATGGGCCTGCCCTGGAGCTATGCCGATGCGATCGCCAAGCGCCAGTTCGGCGTAGAAAAGGTCGCATGGCTGAAAACGCCCAAGCAGCTAACGGCGGTACTAGCGGCGTTGCACGTCGAGCAGGAGAAGCGCGAGCTGCTCCACCAGGTGGAAGAGCTGTGTAAGGCATTGGGCGTTAGCGATCCAGAACGCATTGACGGTTTGGAAGCCCTGCCGAAGGGGTGGAAGCGGCAGCGTCCAATCCTCAAGGCCCTGGTGGATGCCCTCAATAACCTGGTCATCGCGCGGAGGGGCGACTGATGCAGCTGCAATGCCCTTGCTGCGGTGAGCAGTTTCCGATCGAGGCCGGCTTCGCAGACGCGGACGGCAAGAAGCTGGCGGCAATGCTCGCCGGCCTCGATCCGAAGCTGGGCCGGGCGGTGCTCAACTACCTGCGCCTGTTCAGCCCGGCCAAGCGCGGCCTGCGCATGACCCGCGCCATCAAGCTGCTGGAGGAGCTGCTCGACCTGGTCAACGCCGGCACCGTGCAAAAGGACGCTCGCAAGAGCGACACCAAGCCCGCGCCGCCACGGCTGTGGGTGGCCGGCATCGAGCAGATGCTGATCGGCCGCGAGCGCCTGTCGCTGCCGCTGGAAAACCACAACTACCTGCGCGTGGTGGTCTTTGGCATAGCCAGCGACCCCGCCCAGGCCCAAGCCGCCGCGCCGGCCAAGCCGGCCCGCGCGGCTGCCACCACACAACAGATCCTGCAGGACGCCCTCGGCCGCATCGAAGCCGATCGCCGCCTGGGCCTTATTAATGAAGAGGAAGCCGAACGCCGCATTGCAGCGGCAAGGGGGAACGCATGAAGGTCAGAGCACAGCAAATCCGCCGGCGCAACTCGATGCTGCGAGAGCTGAGCGAGATGGTGACCGTCGCCTTGGTTCGCAACGGTGCGGACGAGGCCAAGGCCAAGAACGAAGCCGAGGATCTGTGCTTCCAGCTTCACCGCCGCTGGCGCGGGATCACCTTCACATTCCCGACCAGGGACGAGCTGGCACATCAGCGGCTGAAGCTGCATGTCGTCAAGGAGTACAATGGATCGAACGCTGACGAGCTGGTGCGCAAGTACAGCATCACCGAGGACTGGATCTACTCAGTGTTGCGCGAGCACCAGCGCCGCAACGCAAACCGAGACCAGCAGAAACTAGACCTCGGCGACGACCCTTCCTAGCGGTCGCCGCCGTTTCACCTACGGCAACGGTCTTACAAAACCCGTCCCGCTATTTTCCCCTTCGTTCCTTTATATCCCGCCTTTATCGCGCTTTCCCTGTGTTATTTTTCTCAAGCCTGCACACATAGCGCAGCAGACCATTGAAAAACGTAGGCGAGGCAGCCAGTGCAAGGCAAAAACAGGCGAAAAAGCGGAGTTTACGAGCTGTAAATGAGCATTTTGAGCCTGTTTTTAACGCAGCAATGGCAACGCAGGTAGTTTTTCAACGGCCTGCGAGTAACAGTGCTGGTTTGCTGCCGCCCAGACCTTTGGCCGATAATCTCTCTTCGTTTCTTATCTGTCTGGCGGGAGTCCCATGGAGCAATTTCGCAATGTCGGCATCATCGGGCGCTTGGGCAGCACGCGGGTGCTGGAAACCGTGCGGCGACTCAAGCGTTTTCTGATCGACCGTCACCTGCATGTGATCCTCGAGGACACCATCGCCGACGTGCTGCCGGGACACGGCCTGCAAACCTCCTCGCGCAAGATGCTTGGCGAGGTCTGCGACCTGGTGATCGTCGTCGGTGGCGACGGCAGCATGCTTGGCGCCGCCCGCGCCCTGGCGCGGCACAAGGTGCCGGTGCTGGGGATCAACCGTGGCAGCCTGGGTTTTCTCACAGATATTCGCCCTGATGAGCTGGAGCTCAAGGTGGCGCAGGTGCTCGAAGGCCAGTATCTGACCGAGAATCGCTTCTTGCTCGAAGCCGAGGTGCGTCGTCAGGGCGAGGCCATCGGCCAGGGTGACGCGCTCAACGACGTGGTGCTGCACCCCGGCAAGTCGACGCGGATGATCGAGTTCGAGCTGTATATCGACGGCCAGTTCGTCTGCAGCCAGAAGGCCGACGGCCTGATCGTCGCCACGCCCACGGGCTCGACCGCCTATGCGTTGTCCGCTGGCGGGCCGATCATGCATCCCAAGCTCGACGCCATCGTGGTGGTGCCGATGTACCCGCATACGCTGTCCAGCCGGCCCATCGTGGTCGACGGCAACAGCGAGCTGAAGGTGGTGGTGTCGGCGGACATGACCATCTATCCGCAGGTGTCCTGCGACGGCCAGAACCATTTCACCTGTGCGCCGGGTGACACCCTGCACGTGGCCAAGAAGGCACAGAAGCTGCGTCTGATCCACCCGCTGGATCACAACTACTATGAGGTCTGCCGCACCAAGCTTGGATGGGGCAGCCGCCTGGGAGGGCAGGACTGA